GTGGTTTCGTTTGGCCTTAGTGGCATAAGCAAATCCTTCAAGAATCCTTTGGCTAGACCAGCTTTGGTCAACACAATTGGGATGGGTGAGCTTATACTCAATTATGGAGTTCCTATCTTGCAGGAGTACGCATTGGCTCTTATGAGAAATGCAGGATCTGACAAAATCATTGAGGATGATGAGAGTGGTTTGATTATCAGAGTGAAGCGTGAGTTGAAGTTGTTTAATTTGCGTAAGCTTGAGAGAATTGATCCCGCTCCCATATCCGACACCGCAAGGGAATCTTTTGAGTTGGCGTTCGGTGTGTCCATATCCGAACAGTTTGAAATCGAGCGTCAATTACGGAATTGGAAGTTCTCTTGTGTCAAACTAGGGCAAGATGCAGTAGGTTTGGATGAGTTCGAAACTTACAGCCTCTATTCCACCATGTTCCAACAGGAACACAATTTTATGTAGAAATACGAAACAAACATGAATATTAGTAAAAATAGCAGTAAAAATAGTGCAAAGGCAATGAAGAATGAAATTAAGTCTCTCGCGGGTGATGAAGCCGTGAAGGAAATCAACAAGCATGTCAAGTCCGCCAACGAGACATCGAAGAACAAGAAGGGGGGGGGGAACAACAGGCAAGAAGTTGCTAAATCCAAGAGGTTGAGTGATCAGCAGTTGAGACATGACTTTGTTATGTCCCTGCTGTGCCCTGAGAAATACAACTCTGGTGTTCCCCATGATGCAGGAAAATCTCGCACATCCAAGATGAGGACGTACAAGAAGTTGACTCTTTCGGCCGATACTGAAGGTCGAGCAGCAATGATTGTGCGACTCGGATTGCGTGGGGCGTATGGCTCGAGTAACAAAGAGGGGGGGTATGGTCCAGCATTGGAATATGCTGAGATTGCAGCTCTCACTTGTGAAAGGTTGCTTGGTGCCAAGCCCACCTGTTCTGGTGCTGGCAAAGACAATTGTATCGTACGCACGTGCAAGGCGTGCAAGCGTGATCTTTGCCAGTATTGCTCCGCCGAGGTAATGGGTTGTAACCATATCATGGCGAATAGCCGCTTGAGAGATTATGGTGGGGGTGATGGCTGGCAGTTCACAGGAAGTTGGCTTCCGTTGGAATCTGAACAGAGCATTTTCGACTACGGTGCTACGTACCGGGGTGTCGGGTGTTCAATTGTTCTCAAGCCACGAGCCGCTTTCGTGACAATGCAGGGCAGCATCGCCTCCGCCCAAATTCCCGGTTCGATTGGCCTTCCAATTAAGGGAGCCGCGAACGGGACGCCCATGCGTTTCCAATATTCAGATATTGCGGAAATGCTTGGTGCAACCACCAACCCTGCAATTGAAGGACACAGAAGGGTGTTGCTCCCTTACTCGAGGGAAGCTTTTGCCATGAAGATGGTGAAACCTGCGATGTTCTTTGAAGGCGCAACGGGTAGTGATGCGTTTACAGGTGAGGACGAAGCTCCAGCGGTCTTGGATGCCAATGGTAACTTTCAGAACTTGTACGCGTATTACGATGTTCCCAATGACTTGAGTTACACGTTGTCCTCTGTGGATGGTGATAATGACACCGTCATGGGCGGCTTTGCCGCCATGGCTGGTGCCGCCGCCGCGGGGACGCAAGCTACGGTGTGCACGCAATACAACCGACTGAATAGTTACACAATTCAGGAAGGTCAAGGGTACATTATGATAGTGTGTGACGGTCTCACTCCTGGACTCAACTTTGATGTTGAGATATTCCAGACGTTCGAGGTTGTTGCTGATTCGCGTGTGCTTACGATAGAGGATAAAACCTCTGGAGTCCAGATTAGTCAAGAATCTGTTGACAAGGCACTCACGTTGACGACAGCAGTCCACGATGTCGGCGCAGGACACCCAATTGCACCTGGCGAAAGCACGAAGTTGTCGGAGAATTTCGGTCAGATGATGCAAGGGGCTGTCAACGCGGTTGGAAAGGAGGCCAAACAGTTGGCGGGGGATGTTGGTGGAGAGCTTGCGGAAACTTTGGGTTTCGGAGCTGACTCCGTGGCCGGTGAGGTTATCGGAGATGTCGCTATGGCTCTTGGGGGTTTATTCCTCTAAGAGTCATAGCGACACGGGGTGGCGTGATCACTCTCTGACACACAGTACAAGGCAGGGATAGCGTGTGTTGGATACGTCACATAGGGTGAGAGATCAGACCTGCTGAAGAACGCATGGCGGTGCGTGAAGGCGGAAGAGTGCATAGCACTGTATTTGTGTGGGAGCGGCGTCCCACTCTGTGTGTCGTTCACATGAACCCAGATACACACTTAGGAGACAGAGTAAATGAACAATGGTTAGGGGCTGTATGTTGCAGAAGACCGTCGGGAGGTTCCGTGTAGGAAGCGATCATCTCAAAGATCGTGGGTGGCACATCATGGTTAGCGACGGGGTTCTATTTGTAACTTAAGGTTTCGAAGTCACGACAGTGTATTCGCACTTGCGTTGTCGTCTCTGGTGAGCATGTAAGACCCAGGCGTGGCCGGGCGTTGTTTGTAAGGCCGTAATCATGAGGGGAGGGTGTGAGAAGCTACCCCCGGAAATGAAGGTTTATCTCTTCGGATGGAAGGCGTGGAATTATTGCCGATGAAGCGTTTGAAGTTTGGAACTTGTGTTAAAATCTGAGACTGGTAAGATTCGCTCCCCGGTCGCGAGGAATTGTGTCTGACCGCACTAGCCGGTTGAGAGAGAAATAATTCACTTGGAATCCTGTCCGTTCCTTGTG